CTGAAGCAGAATTGCCTGACTTAAATATTAATTTATCAGAGTTAAATAATGTTCATTCTATGAAAGATTATAGCTCTTAAATTATACAAATTGCTCGCATATTGCGGAGGGTTACGCTGCTCGCACCGCTATCAATTATCAACCTTAATTCACAATCAAATGACACAAATTAGCTCACAAAAACTTATACAAACTGAGGTAGATTTCACTGAAGAAACTAACCTTAAAGAGTGGACAAATATGCCGCCAATTAGTGATGAATTATATAATGAATTGCTGAAAGAATTTAATAACGAAAGACTGTATTTTTTCAACGATTCTTATAACTTAGAGGACTAAATCTATGAACCAAAGAGCAACCGAAAACAACCTAACTAGGGAAGAGTTTGAGCAACTTTTAGACTTATACATTTCAACAATTATTGATAGTATGAGCATGGAAGATTTTCAACAATATGTAAGAAATGACATGAATGATTTCTTATATAAATGTAGCGAATCTGAAGTAATTAATGAGATAAAATATACATTAGATGAGGAAATGTTAGACGAGTTTATAACAACAATTAAGGGGGAATAATGGTATAATGTGATACAAATATATAATTTAAATATATTTTTAAATGGCTATGTGTGATTTAATTGTTTATAATTAGTTTGAAATGTGCTGAGGTCTTGTTGTCTTTGCGGGCGTGTAATCGCTGCGCTCTTATTATAACATAAGACACGAAGATTTCCACACTATGTAACATTTTATAACACCACAGTTTGAGCAGTTGACAGAGTATAATATTCATGGTATTATATAATTAAATACGAGATATTAACACCCTTATGAGCAGTTAATTCACACAGTATTATAAGACAGTTTGAGCAGCAAACTGGGAACGATTGCGAGATCGTAGGAGCAGCAAACTCCTACGAGATTTCAGAGCAGTTTGAGCAGTTAAATGGGGGGTTGTTTTTTATGGCGGTGCGGGCGTTGCGATATAAAAACCGCTAACTTCCCTAACCTACAACGAACCAAAAACGAGCGCTAAATATTCTTCAAATAAAAAAATTTTTGCCAGTAAAAAATCATGAATAACCTCGGACTTGAAATTGTATTCTGGACTGTATTAACTCTTTATATTCTAACAAAATTAAACGTATTTCGTAAGTAAGATATGCTTCAAAAAATTAACAATCCAAAATCAACAAGTTATCTAAATTTTAAAGAATATTGTAAAAGTAGACATATTACATGGAATTGGCTTGAACATAATTGTGAACCAAAAAATAATCATAAAAATGCAACTACGGTTCGTCCAGAGAGTTGGAATGATGAAAGTATTAACTTTGGTTTCTATGCTCATTTATTTTTAATACCACCTCACCCTCGAGCTCTATATTCAACACCTGTAGATGAGAGAACACTTGAAGTACATGATATTATTAGAGGAATATTAGAATACAATAAAATTAAGGTTGATATAATCTATCGAATTGCTGTTCAGTTTACACTACCGATTAAGGATGAAGGTCATTCAGTAGCACATGTAGATCATCCCTTTCCTCATAAGAATTTAATTGTCTATCTTACAGATCCTGAAGGTGGTAGTACTGTTTGTGAAGGCGAAGAGTTTTTAGGAGAAGAAGATGATGTAATAATATTTGAAGGTGAACATTACATGTATCCACCGAAGAAAGGTCGAAGAATGGTAATAGTTGCAACTTATTTGGATCATGAAGAAAATGATATTCAAATGGTAACATGACAATTAAATAAGTGTCACAAGCCCCCTGCCTCTGGTAGGGGTTTTTGTTATAATAATACTAGAGAGAAAAAAAAATTTTTGCCGTATGAAATTACTTGCCAAGGTTGTATTCGGTTGGTTAGCATACAACTATGTAAAACATGATCTTAGAACTGGAGATGTCACTCATGTTGGCCGTCGAACAAATATGGAAATGCACAGAATACCGAATAACGGAGGCCTATAGACAAGGAATAAATAATATGGTATAATATGATTGTGAACACTACATTTTATGGCTAAAGGATTTAAAGTAATTCCCAAAGAAACACCGAAGAAGGAAGAATGGGATTATGTGAAGATAAAGGAAAGAGTGAGAGGCAAACAAATTGTTTTCTGTCTTCCAGGCAGAGGTTGTTCTTATACCTTTCTGAAGAATTTTGTACAGTTATGTTTTGATCTGGTACAGAATGGAAATGGAATACAGATATCTCAAGATTATTCCTCAATGGTAAACTTTGCACGTTGTAAGGTATTAGGTGCAAATGTATTGAGAGGCCCCAAACAGATTCCTTGGGATGGTAAGTTAAAGTATGATTATCAGTTATGGATTGATAGTGATATTGTTTTCGACACCAATAAGTTTTGGCAGTTAATTGATTTAGCAATACCAGAAGAAGGGCCTGAGAAAGAGATCACAGCAGGTTGGTATGCCACTGAGGATGGTCATACAACATCTGTGGCACATTGGTTAAGTGAAGAAGACTTTGCAAAGAATGGCGGAGTTATGAATCACGAGACAGTCGAGTCGATCACCAAAAAGAGAAAACCTTTCACTGTAGACTATACAGGTTTCGGTTGGGTATTAATCAAGAATGGTGTTTTTGAAAGACTTGAGTATCCTTGGTTTGCACCGAAGATGCAAGTGTTCGATAGTGGAAATGTACAGGATATGTGCGGAGAAGATGTATCATTCTGTTTAGATGCCAAGAAAGAAGGTATCGAGACATGGTGCGATCCACGAATACGAGTGGGTCATGAGAAGACGAGGGTAATCTGATGGCTGGTCTCATCTTTATTACGATTATCTTTGTGATTCTTTATATGTTATATTATTACAATCCACACAATTAGGAGTTATTATGGTTAAAGGTAAATTAGAAAGAAAGTATAAACTTATACACAACGGGCGCGAACTCTCCAAAGGTCTTTTAAGTGAAGCAGGAAAGTATGATGCAATGCAGATACTGGTTCAAAGATTTGACGAAGGAAGAGAAGGTGCAATTGATCCAGATGAAGTTGAAATCATCGATATGTCTCTGAAGGAGAATCAGTGACGGAAGTTTTTATCGTAGCGGCGTGTTTCTCCGCTATTGGATATTATCTCTATCTTATGTACAATTATTTAAAATCTAAATCTCGATAATGACAGTTCCAGTTTATGAGATACCAGATTCACCATTATTAATTGTTGGTTTTCTTGGTATTATGTTCACACTTGTATTATTGTATTTTGTGAATCGTGATTATTTCGGTTCACCATTAAATGAGGATCGTAAAAAGTAATGGCAGTTCGTTTTAGTATGGGTGGGCCAACAATTGAGTCACGCCCCAAGAAGACTCGTCAAGGTAAGTCAGTTAATACAATACTTGCACCTACGAGTCGTAACAAAAGAAAGAAGAAGTATCGCGGTCAGGGTCGATGAAATGCAAGGAGTGTGATACTGAGTTAGTTTGGAGTTTCAGTCGCGATATCAAATATGAAAATAAGAAAGATGAAGAGGAGTCTGAATTCTCTTCTTTTTTCACGTTTACTTGTCCAGAATGTCAATCTTACGTTGAATTATACAATTTCAAATAATGTCTACATTAATTACTAATCTACCCGCTTATGAAGTTTGGGTTCGTAAAGAATACTTAACTGATCATAAGTATGGTCACGGTGAATTTGTCAAAGGAGTCTGGGTTTCTGCCAAAAGTATTCCAGGCCGTGCGTTTTATTTTGAAACTTATCTACCTGAGTATGCAGCAATGTTTGATAAGTTACCGATAAGCGCTTTTCTCTCCTCTCCTGAGATACCAGATCCAGATATGACACTCCACAATCTCCAGTTTTGGAACTGTATGGACTATGGTGTTGTTGCGGTTCAGAAACAATTCATCGGTTCAATGCATTATGAGGTCTATACGAGAGACTTTGGAACGCAAACAGGCACTTATATTTGCACTTTAGACAATTATCATCAAGATGTAGACGCAATTGACTACTCAACCAGTGAACAACCAGCGGAACATAAGAGTCATAACCTTCTAGAATTGGATAATGGACAGTTTTGTCTCTATCCAAACAACAGAATGAGGATATATGATAACAGTATCACTCCTGAGACACCTAAGATTCCCGATTTTAAGGTTTCAACCGTGTATTATCAGGTAGAAAATGGTCATGATCGTGATGGATTAGGTTCAGAAGAGAATTATTTTTGGAAAACAGCGAAAGAAAGGTCATCTGATGTTGAAATAAACGCTGAAAATACTGAAGCTGGTACAGTTACACTTGAAAATGAGCCAGAATTGGGATGAAATGAGTGAACATCTCATATTAGATGTCTACGATGGGTATTTTGATGACTTAAATAGTCCAAATTTTCTTCGTGACATCTTCACTCGAGCAATTTTGAAGTCGGAGATGACAATATTGAACGAATATACACATAAATTCAGTCCATGTGGTGTTACATGTCTTTTTGCACTCGCCGAAAGTCATGTTTCTTGTCATACTTGGCCTGAATTGGGTCGTATGAACGCAGATTTCTTCACTTGCGGCGAAAAAGACCCAAGAATTAGTGCTAAATATATTATTGACGCTTTAGAATCAGAAAAATATCGAATTCGAGTCGTAAAAAGATAAAAAAAGCGGTATAAATAAAAACAGGAAACTTTTTGTGTAAATAGTGGCTTCTAGGGCATTCAAAGATATCAATTTATCCTTCAAACGTCATCCTGTGACGAATGATGTGGTCACAATTCGTGATGAGGATGCAATTAAAAGGTCTGTAAAGAACATAATTTTTACAATTCTTGGTGAAAAACCATTTGAACCTGATTTTGGATCAGTTATGAATCAAGCTTTGTTTGATTTGAATACTAATTTAAGTGAAGTTAGAATATCAGATGAAATTAAAGCATCTTTAGATAATTATGAACCTAGAATTGATAATGTTGACGTATCCGTGTCAATTTTAGCGGATAGTAATGAAATGAACTGTACAGTTCAATATGATATTGTCGGTATTCCCGCTCCAACACAAACAGTAGACGTTCTTCTTTTCCCAGCTAGAGTATAATGGCTTTCGGTCAATACGTTAATTTAGATTTTGATCAAATCAAGACATCCATCAGAGATTATCTGAGGGCAAACACTAATTTCACTGATTATGACTTTGAAGGATCAAATCTTTCAATAATTATTGACGCATTAGCATATAATACATACACGACTGCCTATAATACTAACATGGCAGCAAATGAATGTTTTCTTGATTCCGCTACACTTCGAGAAAACGTTGTTTCACTTGCAAGAAACATTGGTTATGTTCCAAGATCTCGTAGATCAGCAAGAGCAAAGATATCTTTTACTGTAAGTGGTCTTACAGAGACCTCAACACTTACATTAAACTCTGGTATTATATGTAATGGTGTTGGAGATAACACAAACTACATATTTTGCATTCCAGAAAATATAACAGTTCCAGTTGTGAACGGTTTTGCAGAATTTAGCAATATTGAGATATATGAAGGTAATTTTATATCGCAAAACTTTACAGTTGACACATCTTTGTTTAATCAAAGATATATTTTAGATAATCCATCAATTGACACTTCAACAATCAAAGTAAAAGTTCAATCATCTGAAAGTTCAAACTCAAGTGTTACATATCAACAAATTGATAACATTGTAGGAGTAACTTCAACTTCATCATCTTATCTTTTACAAGAAATTGAAGATGAAAGATATGAATTGATCTTTGGTGATAACGTCATTGGTAAAAAATTATCAAATAGCAATTATATTACAGTTTCTTACATCGTAACTGACGGAAAAAATGGTAATGGTGCTTCTGAGTTCAGTTTTGTAGGAAATATTACAAATCAAGATGGTGGTGCGATTAATCCAGCTAACATTTCATTAGTTACCACTGAAGAAAAATCAAGAGATGGTGATGAGATTGAATCTATCTCTTCAATTAAGTATTTTGCACCAAGAATTTACTCCTCTCAGTATCGTGCAGTTACAGCATCTGATTATGAGTCCGTTTTAGGATATATTTACCCCAATGTGGAATCTGTAACCGCTTTTGGTGGTGAAGAAATGAGTCCACCTCGTTTTGGTAAAGTTTTTATCTCGGTAAAACCTCGAAATGGTGATTTTTTATCAGATGAGACAAAAAGAGAATTAATTCAAAGATTAAAAAGTTATGCAGTTGCTGGAATTGTGCCAGAATTTATTGATTTGAAATATTTGTATGTTGAACTCAATACAACACCATATTATAACCCAAGTTTAAGTGATAGTTCAGAAACTCTTAAAACTGGCGTATCAAACGCTTTAACTCAATACTCACGATCAATTGATGTGAATAAGTTTGGTGGTAGATTTAAGTATAGTAAGGCCGTATCTTTAATTGATAGTGTTGACTCATCAATTACATCAAATATCACTTTAGTAACGATTCGACGTAATCTAAAGGCAGTTTTAGGTCAATTTGCACAATATGAAGTTTGTTATGGTAATATGTTCCATACTCAAGAAAGTGCATACAACGTGGTTTCAACAGGATTTACAATAGAGGGTGTGACAGGAACTGTTTACCTTGCTGATGAGGTAATTAATCGTGAAAAGGGTCGAATATTCTTCTTTACATACATTGAAGGTGGAACTCCTAGTATTGTAAAGAAAAATGCTGGAACTGTGGATTATATGACTGGTGAAGTTCTTATAGATACTGTAAATATACTTTCAACAGTAGTTGCAAACGGTGTAATTGAAATCCAAGCAATTCCTCACTCAAATGATATTGTTGGTCTTCGTGATCTATATGTCAAGTTTGATATGACAAATACTACAATTAATATGGTTCAAGATTTAATCGCATCAGGTGAAAATACGTCTGGATCTAGATTTGTTCATACTCACAGTTACTACACTCCAACTTTCACAAGAAAGTCAAATTCCCCAGTTTCAACGGCAGCTGCGATTCTTCCATCAACGGCTTCTTCGACTGCAACTAGAACTACAACTGGTGGAACTTACGGAACTGCAACCACCACATCAACCCCATCAACTAATACATCTTCCACATCCTCATCAGGCGGTGGATCTAGCTATAGCAGCGGATATTAATGATAGACACATCAATACAAAGAGTCGAAATCAATCAGGTAATTGAGAACCAGTTACCTGAGTTTGTACAATCTGAAAGTCCACTTTTTGTGGATTTCATGAAACAGTATTACATCTCCCAAGAATATCAGGGTGGATCAATTAATATTGCTGAGAATCTTGACAGATATACTAAACTACAAACATATGTTGGTGCAGCACTTACTGAATATACTGGACTATCAACAGATACAGAGTCTTATTCAGATACGATTTTTGTAGATTCAACAAAAGGATATCCAAGTAAGTATGGATTGATAAAAATTGATGATGAAATTATTACATACACTGGAATCGGTACAACTTCATTTACTGGTTGTGTTCGTGGATTTAGTGGTGTTGATAATTTAGATCAACCTACGAGACCTGATTTATTATCTTTTAACACAACTGTAGGCGCATCTCACACTGGTGGTAGTAAGGTTCATAATTTATCAAATCTTTTTGTTCGTGAATTTTTTGGTAAATTAAAGACAACTTTTGCAAGTGGTTTTGAGAATCGCAAATTAAGTAGTGATATAGATCAAGTTAAATTTATTCGTCAAATTAAAGATTTTTATCGCACAAAAGGAACAGAAGAATCATATAAAATTTTATTCAGAGCTTTATATGGAAAGGAAGTTAATATTATTAAACCATCTGATTTTTTAATCAAACCATCAGATGCTGACTATGGTTTTGCACAGGATTTTGTTGTTAAACCCATTACTGGAGATCCTCGTAACTTAAAGGGATCAACACTTTTTCAAGATTCTGATGAGGATGATAAAAATATTCGAGGTGCTTCTGGTGCGATATCAGATGTAAAAGACTTTTTGTATGGAGGAGAACATTATTATCAAATTAGTGTATCACAAGATTCGATTGATGGTAACTTTGTAGTTCCTGGCAGAACTCGTGTCACAGATCCTGTATCAATTGGTGCAACTGTAATTACAGTTGATACAACAGTTGGATTTCCTACAAGTGGATCTTTGTCATTACCAACAGCGAGTGTTGCTGGAGTTGTAACTTATACAAGTAAAACTGCAAATCAATTTATTGGATTACCAACAGCTACTGATCAATTAAGTATTGGTGATGATGTAAGATATAATAATGTTGCATACGGATACTCTTTTGCAAGTAGCACGAATAAAATAGAAGTATTGATTACAGGCGTCCTAAAAGATTTTCCAATTCCTGATAACACATTCTACTTTAATAAAGGAGATAAGATTAGAGTTGGATCATTTGGTGTTAATAAAAGTTCTGAGGATGCCAATTTTGGATCTTATGTTTACAACACATGTGTTAAATTCACTCTAAAAAATATTACAAGACAGTCAAGTAGTAGTTTTAATATTACAACATTTTCTGATCATGGATTTTTAGAAGAAGATATAGTTGAAGTTTTAGATGGTCAGAATGTTTTATTGGGAGTTGGTCGTGTTTTAAGCGTTGTTAGTGGTTCAACATTTATTTTAGGTGATTTGCCTGGCATCAGTGAATTTAACATTGCATTTATAAGAAGAAGATTAAAGAAAGGTAATAGTTCTCTTCATACTAATATCAACAAATATATAACTGACGTTCAAAATACATACGATCATGATAGTGACAACAAACTGGCACTACCTCCACACCCTCATGCCTACGTCGCTTCACCATCTTTACCAAGTTTAGGTAATGAACCTATAGTTGCACCAGATCGTTCTGTAACGTGGACTGGCGCCACTGGAGGCGATCTTATACAGTTGATACAGGTAACAGAAGGTGCAGCTGATCATGGATTCTATTCTGGAGAAGTTGTAACATATAATGTTATTGATGGTTACTTAGGTCAGTTAATTGATGGAAAAAATTATTATGTAAGTCGTGTAAGTTCAAACAATATTCGTCTTGCAAACTCCTTACCAGATCTTGTGAATGGAGATTTTGTGGATGCAACTGGAAGCGGAACATTCAAAATATCTGTTCCAGATCTTGTAAACAAAAAACTTGAACATCAAAAATTATTAAAGAGATTTTCACTTAACCCAGTATTTGATGGGGCACAATATGAGACAGCGCCAGGCACCACTGGCATGTTAGTAAATGGTACAGAGATATCAAACTATAAGTCAGGTGATGTTATATTTTTTGGTGGTATTGAAACGATTGATGTTTTAGAAGGTGGATCTCAATATGATGTGATTACACCTCCAGAGGTAAGAATTGAAAGTTTGACTGGTGTTGGTGTTAGTGCGACAGCAAACGTAAAGGGAAAATTTGAAAGAATTGATATTATAGATCCTGGCTTTGATTATGTGTCACCACCTGTGGTTGAAATTAGTGGTGGTAATGGTAAAAATGCAATTGCAAGAACAAGATTAAAAGAAGTTGAACATTTTGTTGATTTTGATGCATCATCTACAAGTAACGCAATTAATATCGCTAATGATACAATTGGATTTGGAACATTTCATAAGTTCCGTGATGGAGAAGCAGTAATTTATAAAACATTCAATACTGGTGCAATAGGTATTGCGAGTGCTGGTATTACAACAGATCAGATTCAAGAGACACCAGATCAAAGACTTGTTAATGAATCAATTTATTTTGTGTCAAAAGTTAATCAAACAACGATTAAACTTGCAAATAACGAAAATGATGCAATAACAAAATCTAACTTAATTAATCTTACTGGTTTTGCTGATGGATCACAAAGATTTCAAAGTTTAAGAAAGAAGCTAGTTTTAGGTCAAGTTATCATTGAAAATCCTGGCGAAGGGTATGAAAATAAAAGAAGACTTATTCCTTCTGCTGGTATTAACACATATTCTGATTTTATTGAATACAAAAATCATGGATTTAAAGATGGAGAGATTGTTCGTTATTCAAATAATGGAGTTAAAATTGGTGGTTTAGATACTGATCAAGATTACTATGTGTTGAAAGTAAATGATGATCGTTTTAGACTTGCATCTGCTGGTATCGGAACAACTTTATCAGATTTAAATTATACAACAAAACAATTTGTTGGAATGACATCTATTGGATCTGGAGAACATATATTTAACTATCCACCAATAGTTGTTAATATAAAAGGAATAATTGGAATAAACACAGCAGAACCTGAGAATTATCATGCAACTATAAATCCAATCGTAAGAGGTTCGATTACTTCTATTAATGTAGAGAATTCTGGCCTTGGATATGGAAATGATTCCACATTTAACTTTAGTATTCCACCTCAAGTTAGAGTTTCATCTGGATCATCTTCAGAATATAAAGCAATAGTAACAGATGGAAAAATACGATCAGTAATTGTAACTCGTTCTGGTGGTGAATATACATCAACCCCTGATTTAAAAATATTAGGTGATGGAGTTGGTGCAAAAATTATTTCATCAATCAGTAATGGTAGTGTTGATAAAGTTACTATTGATAATGGTGGAGTTGGATATTCAACTGCAACTGTCGCTGTTGAAGAAACTATTCCTGGCACTGGTGCTGTATTCTTGACAAAAATCAAATCTTGGGCAGTTAATAACGTTAAAAGATATGAAGATATATTTTATGATGATGATGGATTTTTATCAAGAGGAGACAATGATGAAGGTATTAAATTTACATCATTCTATGCACCAAGAGGTCTTAGAAAAATATTAAAACAAAAAAATAGTGATGGAACAGTTGATTATACATCAAACGATTTAAATCTTTTAAACAACGCAGAACAACCATCTTTAAATCATTCACCTATTATTGGTTGGGCATATGATGGTAATCCAATTTATGGCCCATACGGATATGATCGTAGAGATGGTGGTGAGGTGAGAATTATGAGATCTGGATACTCTCTTAAGACTACAAGAGAGGATGGCCCTCCAATATCAACCTTCCCACTTGGATTCTTTATTGAAGATTATGAGTACCTTGGAAATGGTGATTTGGATGAAAACAATGGAAGATATTGTGTTACTCCAGATTATCCAAATGGAACATTTGCTTACTTTGCAACAATCAATCCAAATGAAAATGAAACGAGTGGAACATTTAAAAACTTCCGTTCTCCAATATTCCCATATTTAATTGGCGCTAATTATGCTGCAAAGCCTGATCCTTGGAACTTTACTGAAACTAATAACCAAGATATTGATTTAAACACTTTAGGTTTAAGAAGAAATACAAATCCATATAAACTTGATAGTTCTGGTATTGAATATGAAGGAATACATGATAGTCGTAAAAAGGTAGATCAAGAAATAGAAATTAATTATGCATCTCCTGGCAGAATTAATAAGTATGAAATACTAAGTTCTGGATCTGGATATCAGGTAAAAGAAAAATTAAGAGTTAAAAATTTAGATAAAGGAAATGGTTTTTCTGGTGAGATATCTTTTGTTGGAGGAAAAGAAATTGTATCAGTCGCATCTACAGTTGTTAAGATTGAGGATGTAGTATTTACATATAATAACTCAAATGGAAATGTAATTGGATTGTCATCACAACCACATGGTTTAGTTGTTGGTGATGTAATAACAGTTTCTGGTCTCTCAACAGATTCTTTAAGACAATTAGATGGAAGACATCGAATTGGTTTCAGTACATCTTTCTTACTTTTAAACACAGGAATTGGGACAACAGCTGCAACTGGAATAGTTACAAGTATATCTGTTACAGGTAATTTAACTCCAGACGCTATTGCACCAAACGATATTATAGGTATCAATACAGAAAGAATGACTGTTCTTAATGTTGATAATGTAAACAATAAGATAAGAGTTAAGAGAGAACAAGATGGAGTTCTTGGAACTGCTCACTCTAGCACGTCACTCATCACGGCTTTAAATCGTGCGATTAAATTTAAAATAGGTATTAATACTGATATTCAAACTAGAGTAAATGTTCCCTATTATTTTAATCCATCTGAAAGTGTTGCGATAGGAACAGCGAGCGGAGTTGGAATTGGATCAACTGTCACTTTCACATATCGTGTTGTTGGTGGTGGAAGAACAGATAAATTTATACCAACTCAAAATATATTCCTACAAGATCATGGATTTGAAACTGGAGATAAACTTATATATTCTAGTGATGAAGGAACTCCACTTTTAGTTTCTAATGGAATTGAT